ATCTTGGGGGCGACCCTTGCTGATCGAGAGCTCGATTCCGAAGGCAAATATTTGATATAGGAACAACCTTCATTATCTAGAATCATGTCATCTGTATTTAGTGATTATCAAGCTCTCCAGGAGCAACTTGTCAAGCCTACCACTAGGCGGATGGATGCAGGTTCAACTGGATTACTTAAAGCAGAAATCCCTGTGTGTGTGACACTATCTAATGACCCAAGAGAGAGATGGAATCTAGCCTGTATAAATCTTCGATGGTTAATCAGTGAGTCTTCCACAATGCCAATGAGACAAGGTGCAATCATCTCAATTTTGAGCCTCCATTCTGATAATATGAGGGCTCATGCCACACTTGCATCTAAGGCAGCAGATGCAGCAATCACCGTCCTTGAGGTGGACAATGTAGATCTCCAGAATGGAATTCTGGCATTTAACCCCAGGAGCGGAGTCCCAGACAAAAGAGCTCAACAGCTGTTGGCCATTGCAGATGACTTACCAAAGTCATGCCCTAACAATAGTCCTTTGGTGACACGAGACATTGAGGAAAGTGAGCCATTGGACTTGTCTGAAACCATTGAAAGGCTACAAGGGATTGCCATCCAAGTCTGGGTGGCCGCAATTAAGAGCATGACTGCCCCAGATACAGCATCAGAATCTGAAAGTAAAAGATTAGCTAAATACCAGCAGCAAGGTAGATTGATGAAGCAGGTTATGCTGCACAATTCAGTACGCCAAGAATTCTTAAGAGTGATCAGGAGTAGCTTGGTTATCAGGCACTTCATGATTAATGAATGCAGGAGGGCAGCAACAATGGGGAATAACACATCTAGATACTATGCCATTGTCGGAGACATCAGCCTCTACTTTAAGAATGCAGGATTGACAGCCTTCTTTCTCACACTGAAATTTGGAGTAGGGACAAAATACCCGACATTAGCAATGAGCGCATTATCTGGTGAACTCAAGAAGCTAGCTGCACTCATTAAATTATATAGGAACAAAGGCGAGGATGCAGCATACATGGCTTTCCTAGAGGACCCAGACATGGGTCACTTTGCTCCTGCAAATTATAGCACAATCTACTCTTATGCTATGGGAGTGGGTACAGTGCTGGAGTCATCAGTCACAAAATACCAATTTGCGAGGGAATTCACCAGTGAAACATTTTTTAGACTGGGTGTTGAAACAGCACAAAGCCAGCAGGCTTCTATTGATGAAACCACTGCAGTAGAAATGGGTCTTACGAGAGAAGCAAGGAATCAAGTTAAGATTCTCGTAGAGAATCTTGACCTCTCAGCTGGATCGGATATCCAAACCAGCGCCCCTCAATTCTTAGATGAAAGCGACAGTCAGCCTCAGGTCAATTCAAGAAGCATTCCGACCACAACCAAAAACTCAACACCTGCCAAGCCCAGCAATCCAGATGGGGATGATCTGTCAATGGACTGGTAATCTACATCCCCTCAAATTAGCCAGTCAAAACGATCCTGATCTGAGTGAGATAATCTATTGAAATTAATTCTATGTTTTGTGATTTAAGAAAAAATAATTTGGGGGCGACCCTTCTAATCACCAGCGCAAGTCATCACTCTGTATCCCAATCACAATCAAGACCCATTCATCATGGAATTTAAATCAGATGAGGAAATCAATGATCTACTTAATCTCAGTTCTTCTGTAATCAGTGAACTTCAAAGAGCTGAGCTAAAGCCGCCTCAGACACTAGGTAAGCCTCAAGTTCCATCAGGGAACACAACTTCCCTGATATCTCTGTGGGAGGCTGAGGGTGCCCCCGAGAACAAGCTCGGAAGAGGCAACACTGGGACAGCCACTGACACTGAAGGAGAACAAGACCAACAAATTGTCCAAACTGAAATAGAGCAAACCCACACCGAAGACACTTGTCCAAAAGAAATCCCAGTAGACAACCCAGGAAGCTTCACGCAGGAGTCAGACTTAGATAAGACACTTAAGAAACTTGAACAACGGAACTCAAATCTGCTGAAGAAAACGGATTCACCAGATGCAGGCACAACTTTTAAAAAGGGGGGACAAATAGCTCCCAAACATCAACCACTACCCTCGCAGGTCATAGAAGGGAACCTCCCTCCTCAGGACTGCCGACAATCCCGACCAAGTCGCACAGATGCATCTCAGAGACCCTCTACCACCCCAAAAGGGGCTCATCCACAACTCCACCCTTTCCAGGACATAGAAGAGAATACTCAATCAGTACCACTGGATCATCCATTGAAGTTATTAGTTGGTGCAACCCCCGATGTGCACCAATTCGAGCAATCCCAAGGCGAGAATGGTGCACATGTGGGAAATGTCCTGGAGAGTGCCTCCTTTGCCGAGATGACATTAAGTGTCCTAAATGAAGTGCTGATTAGAGTTGCCAGGATGGAAGAAAAGATCAATGACATACTTAAAACCAACTCTACTATTCCGTTGATAAGAAATGATATCAGCCAACTTAAGGCAACGACGGCTCTTCTAAGCACTCAAATGGCATCAGTGCAAGTACTAGATCCCGGGAATGCAGGATTCAAGTCATTAAGCGAGATGAAGGCAGCATCAAAGCCAGCTATTATAGCAATCTCTGGCCCGGGTGACATGGATGCAGTACCCATTCAAGACAAATTACTAGTCAAAGACGTGTTAGGGAGACCCATCTCAGCGGAGAGGAACATTCAGGCAAAAGAGACACCAGATAGCGTAATTACTCAGTCAGACAAAGATGCGATCCAGTCTCTAATTGATACACTTGTCGAAGATACATCTAAACAAGCCAGACTGAAGGCACAACTGGAGAGAGTGCAGGATAAGCCAGGGCTACTGAAACTCAAACGATTGATATATAATGCGTAAAATATTGAGAACAACTTCAAAATACACACTCCCAATAGCCAAGTGCATCAGCTGATCATAATCAATATCGATTCAATCCAATTCAAGCTAAGAAGAGCCCAGATTCATGCCAGACACGCAGCTCCAGCTTCCTCACTGGACAGCAAGTCAGCCAACATGTTATCGGATCATGTTCCAAACCAGATCAATTAAGAAAAAACAATAATCGGGGGCGACCTACTCAAAATAAGCAACCCACAACCAGACTCACACACCGATTCAATGGCATCAACCTCAATCCCGCTTCATATCAATCAGTCAGATCCATCATCTGAACTTCTATCATTCCCTTTAATATTCACGAATAATGACTCTGGTAGCAAGACACTTCAACCGCAGGTAAGATTCAGTCAACTCGGCGATATACAGGGTGGGAAAGATGAAACGGTGTTCATAACGCTCTATGGATTTATTCAGACAGAGCAAGACTCTCTTGATCTCACACACAATCAAAGCACATTTCAAGTCCTGGGTCAAACATCAAAACCAGACACCATTACTGCTGCATGCATCCCTCTTGGAGCAACCACTCTACGAAGTACAATCACTAGAATGGCGGAAGAGTCACTAGAGCTGTTGATTCTGGTGAAGAAGTCAGCAGTGTCGAGCGAGAAGCTAGCTGTGTCATTCATCAACATTCCACCATCACTTGCTGGAATATTAGTCATCAGAGCGGGGGGATTTATTCTAAGTGCAGAAGAATATGTCAAATCACCAAGTAAATTGCAAGCAGGGTATCAGTATAAATTCAAGCCTGTTTTTATCACCTGCACTAGGATTTTCAAAGGGAAGCTCTATAAGGTACCCAAGTCAATGCATTATATAGCATCTGAGCTTCTCTATAAGGCTGTATTAGAAATACAATTTCAACTGGATATAAAACCCGACCATCCACAAACAAAAATGCTGAAGAAACAAGACACAAATGAAGGGCCTGAATATTATGGCTTTGTTTGGTTTCACCTCCTTAATTTTAAGAAAACAACTGCTAGAGGTGAGATTCGCACACTTGAGAAAATCTCAGATAAAATTCGTGCAATGGGAATAAAAGTGTCCCTTTATGACCTTTGGGGCCCAACAATTCTTGCTGAGATCACTGGGAAGAAAAGCAAATATGCCCAGGGATTCTTTTCTTTGAATGGATGTGCATGCCTGCCAGTTGCCAGGGCGTCTCCTGAAATAGCAAAGTTGATTTGGTCATGTTCCACGAGAATTAAGAGTGCAACTATCATTGTCCAGTCCTCCGATAAGAGAGGACTTCTTAATTCCGAGGATCTCGAGATAAAGGGTGCGGTTGGAGTCAGTCCTCGCAAATTAGGCTCATACAGCCTCTTTAAGAAACATTGAGTGTTGAATTCAGAATCGAAAATCAAGGTTAAAAAAATAGGCTGTAAGTTGATAATTGAAGTCTGATCGATAGTCACATATTAGGACCTACAGGATAACTCATGATTTAGGGAATATTGATTCAGGGTTTATAAAAAACCTGGGGGCGACATCTCACTCAAAGCTAGGCAACAACCAATATACAAAAACCATTCCAGAATGTATGTACCAGGTGTAATTCTAGCTCTCTTGATGATCAATCCCTGTCTAACTCTAGACAATTCTAAGCTAGCACCCGTGGGTATTATTAGTGCTGCGGAGCATGAGTTGGCTATATATACGAATACACTCTCTGGCTCTATTGCTGTCAGATTCCTGCCCAATTTGCCAGCTAATCTTACACATTGTCAGAAGACAATCTTAGATAACTACAATGTAACTGTGACACGCATTTTGAAGCCGATTGCGGATAATCTGAATATACTCAAGCATGGATTAGAAGTTCCAAAAGAGAGATTAGTAGGTGCTATCATAGGCACTGTTGCTCTTGGTGTGGCCACATCAGCTCAAATCACAGCTGCAGTTGCAGTTGCCCAAGCTCAGCAGAATGCAAAAGATATCTGGAAGCTTAAAAATGCAATCCTTAGTACTAATGAGGCTGTACTAGAATTAAAGACAGGCTTGCAACAAACTGCCATCGCACTAGACAAAATACAGGATTATATCAATAATGAGATTATACCAACAGTTAATAATTTAACCTGTGAAGTGATGGCAAACAGACTTGGTGTATATTTGTCCTTGTATTTGACGGAGCTAACCACAGTATTTGGGAATCAAATAACCAATCCTGCCCTCAGCACAATTTCATATCAAGGACTGACGAATTTGTGTGGGAATAATATTGGAGCACTGACAAAATTAATAGGGTTAAAAGATGATAATGTAGAATCAATATATGAAGCGGGATTAATAACTGGTCAAGTAGTTGACTATGACCCTGCAAGTCAAATCTTAATCATCCAGGTTAGTTATCCAAGTATATCAAGATTGAGTGATATAAGAGCTACTGAGTTAATCACTGTTGGTGTGACAACTCCTTTTGGTGAAGGAAGGGCAATTGTCCCGAAGTATGTAGCACAGAGCACTGTATTAATTGAGGAGTTGGACATCTCATCTTGTAAATTCAGTTCAACTACATTATACTGTACTCAGATTAATACTCGCCCGTTACCTCCGAGAGTATCAAGCTGCCTTAAAGGTGATTATGAGAATTGTCAGTTTACAACAGAAGTGGGGGTGCTTGCATCTAGGTATGCATCTATAGGGAAGGGAGTAGTAGTCAATTGCAGATCAATTATATGTAAATGTTTAGAGCCTCCTAGAATTATACCTCAGAATAGCTTGGCATCTATAACAGTCATAGATAGCAAGATCTGTAAGAAGCTCCAATTACCTGATGTTATATTGCGTCTAGATGGTAACCTCGAATCTCAGTATTTCACTAATATATCAATCAATGGTGGGCAAGTGACCCCTTCTGGGCCACTTGATATTAGCAGTGAGATAGGGAACATCAATCAAACTGTAAATCGAGTTGAGGATTTGATTCATGAATCTGAAAGCTGGCTGTCTCGAGTCAATCCCAAGCTAATATCAAACACAGCAATCATTGTTCTCTGTGTCTTATCATCGCTGTGTGTGCTTTGGCTTATATTAATCACTGCATTCATGGCTAAATTACTAAGTAATGTTAAAAAGATAGAAAGGAAGGTAGCGGTATCTTCCCTAATAGGTAATCCTTATGTTTATACCAATCCTGGCTATTCAGGTTCTAAGAGCGCATGATCAGAAGCCAAACCTATTCAGTTAAATAAACTCCGATCAGCATGACACTTTAAACCGCTCACATTGTTAATATCTAAATACTTGGTAATTTAATAAAAAACAGCTTAAAATTATTGGAAAGCTGGGGGCGACCTCTCTATTTAGTAAGATAGATTCGTCGTTAACTCCTGTTTAAATTTCGATTGTATCACTCCCCAAGTAGATCTCATATCTACAGTCATGAATTCAAGTTACTCTCAAGATAATTTATATACAAATCAAACTGCTGCTCAACCTAGAGGAACTTGGAGAGTTCTTTATAGGGCCGTATCATTGATATTCCAGATATTAATCTTCTCACTAGTACTGACAAATGTCATCCAATATTCAAATCTCCATAGCCCCTCTGTGTCAGAGATTTCTGCAGCCACTACAACTGAGACCATTGATGGGTTAAAACCACACTTAGAAACTCCACTTAACCAGATAAATGACATCTTTCGCTTAACTGCCCTTGACTTGCCCATACAGATGAACACGATGACTCGAGAAATCACAAGTCAACTCAATATCCTGACCAGTGGAATTAATGAGCTTGTTACCTCGAATAATTCGGGAAGACTTCTCCAGACTACAGACCCTGCATATACAGGTGGTATTGGAGTCTTTGTGCTCAATAATTACTTAGATTATCCACCGAATCTGCAGAACATGTCATTATTAGAGCAGCCTAATTTTGTACCCGGTTCTACCACCACTGGGGGTTGTACACGGATTCCCACTTTCCATTTGTCATCAACTCATTGGTGTTATTCTCATAACATCATTGAGAAAGGCTGCCATGATGCAGGACACTCGAGTATGTACATATCTATTGGTGTGGTCCAAGTATCCTCACGCGGTGTTCCAGTGTTTCTGACGACTCAGAGTGTAATTGTTGACGACGAAACCAACCGAAAATCCTGTAGCATTGTGTCAACTGAATATGGTTGTGATATATTATGCAGCATAGTTACTGAGCGTGAGTCAGATGACTATAAATCAGATCCACCTACTAGAATGCTACATGGTAGACTCTTGTTCAACGGCTCTTATGTAGAAGCTGCTGTCAAATTCACCAATGACATCAATAAATTCTCCGCAAATTACCCGGGAGTCGGTTCAGGAATCCTCCTAGGCAATAAAATTCTATTCCCTCTGTATGGAGGCATAAAGCAGAGTACAGATTTGTTTAATTACTTACACAACAGGACTGCTCAAGTATCAAACAATAAAACAGTATGTAGCACCGGTTATGATAAAAAGAAACTAGAAGCTGCATATCGACCGCCACTAATTGGAGGGAGATTTTGGGCAATCGGGATAGTTATATGTAAGTTCAGCATAAATTCACTTGGAGATTGCAGATACAAAATATATGACAGCAGCGTAGTCATGATGGGTTCAGAAAATCGCCTCATGAAGGTAGGCAATCAGGTATTCTTGTATCAGAGATCCAGCTCATGGTGGCCTATTGGATTGACCTACATACTCAATAGCACTGACTTGCTTAACACCGATTCTGACATAGTCAGCAGTATAATCCCCATATATCATACAAAATTCCCGCGCCCTACTTATGATAGGAATGCATGCACTAGACCAAACGTTTGTCCTGCCACATGCATAGAAGGTGTTTATGCAGATATTTGGCCACTTAATAATCCGGCAGAACCGAGTAAAATTATATGGGTCAGTCATTATCTCAATTCAGAAGTAGGGAGAGAATTCCCTGCTATCGGTGTTGCCAACCAATATGAATGGGTAAAAGAATTTCGTCCACTTCCACCCACAACAGGTGCAGCGTATGCAACTACTTCTTGTTTTAAGAATACAATAAGCAACCGCATCTTCTGTGTTAGTGTAGCTGAATTCAAGGACAATTTATTTGGGCAATTCAGAATCGTACCGCTTCTATATGAGATTAAAGTAATCAACTAACCATCATAACCCAACTATGGGTAACACTTTGAATAACACTTTAAGGTAGATCTACAACATGGATGACACAAATTCTCCACGTTTGTGGACACTCAAGCAAATCTTCCATGTCGAAATCAAGCTACAAACTTCAATATAGGGAATGATTACTAGTCATGTATTGCCTAACCCTTATCTCCAAAGGGGTTATCCCTAAATCACATGCAGATCCTAGAATGCACTTGTCAACATTTAAGAAAAAACTAAATTGGGGGCGACCCTCTAACAACTATGGATCAGCGTCAATCCGATAATATTATCCATCCAGAAGTTCACCTTGATTCACCCCTGGTAAAAAATAAATTGGCACTCCTGTGGAAGTTGTTAGGACTTCCGCTACCTAAAGATCTACAAGATATTGAATTGATTAATCTGACAACTGAAGCTGATTTTTTGCGACAAGAACAGACGATAAAGGATAAGTTACTTGCACTCCGTGACTTAAGCACAAAACATCTCAAGCGCCATGGGCTATTATGGAACCATATTGAACCTGTTTGCCACCCGCGGACATTATCCTGGTTACTTAAACTAGAATGTTCAAAGGCACAGCACCTGCGAGCTAAGAGAGAACAGGTGATAAATCAATCATTTAAAGAGCACGGTACAAATATACAACACCTATTCACTTCACTAAGCCACAAATTAATTAGCAATAGTGGTTTATTTTCATCTGGGGATCAGCCACAAGAATCACCTCTTCCAGCTATCTCATCTGGTGCAAAGACTCTGATCACATCATACCGGGCAGCAGTCAACACAGAATGGAGCGAAGGTAGATGGTGTTGGCTCCATGTGAAGCAGGTGATGAGATACTTGATGTATCAATCGAGAATTCATAAGCATTCTACAAATATTAAAGTTTGGAGTGAGAAATCCAATATAATCGGTGTTACACCTGATGTCGTGGTTGTAATCAATGTCCTCAGAAAAATCTACACAGTATTGACATTTGAGATGGTGCTAATGTATTCGGATACTGCTGAAGGTAGAGATAATGCTATTGTAGTTGGACGGCTTTCACCCTTCTTGCAATTGGTTGTAGATAAACTTGGAATATTATTTGAGTTGATTGATTCACTGGCAATTGAAATCGGAGAAAAAATTTATGATGTCATTGCGACACTTGAGAGCATGGCGTATGCATCAGTTCAACTACATGATGCTAGCATCGTGCAAGCAGGTGAATTTCTTTCATTTAATTTGAGTGAGTTAGTAGAGACATTGAATTCTTTGATAGATCCTGCACAAGCGAAACGAATTATAGAAATTATCAGGCTATGTTACACAGGATTAAGTGTGGATCAGAGCGCAGAGCTGCTGTGTTTAATGCGATTATTTGGTCACCCTTTACTGTCAGCTAAAGATGCTGCCAAGAAAGTAAGAGAATCAATGTGCTCGCCTAAAGTTGTAGAGTTTGATACTATATTGCAGACTTTGTCTTTCTTTAAAGGGATACTTATCAACGGTTATAGGAGGGCACACTCAGGAATTTGGCCTAATATTGACCCAGACACAATATTGGATGAAGATATCAGACAACTCTACTTAGAATCTTCAGAAATCCCACACTCAATCATGTTAAGGAAATATCAGGCATTGAGCTTGTTAGAATTTAAAAAGAGCATTGATTTTGACTTGTCTGCAGATTTAAGTGCTTATCTCAAGGATAAGGCTATTTGTAGGCCAAAGCCCCAATGGAGTGCAATATTTAGAAAATCACTTGTCGGGAAGTCAAGACAAATGAATAATTCAACTGACATCAGGAGCAACCGGCTCTTAATAGATTTCCTGGAATCAGATGATTTTGATCCTTATCAGGAGTTCAACTATGTAGTTAGTATGGATTACCTTAAAGACCCTGATTTTTGCGCATCTTATTCTCTTAAAGAGAAAGAAATCAAAACAACCGGACGAATTTTTGCAAAAATGACTAGGAAAATGAGGAGTTGTCAAGTTTTACTCGAATCATTGCTTTCAAAACACATCTGTAAATTCTTTAAGGAGAATGGCGTGAGCATGGAGCAATTATCATTAACTAAGAGTCTACTATCTATGTCTCAACTAGCGCCTAGGATCTCAACTCTCGGATTACGCCCAATTCGGAATAATCGTACCCGACCAAAGTATGATGAAAAAAATGAAAGTTCAGCAAATTTCAGTGGAGACCCTAGGGGTGCATTAGTTCGTGACAAGACGGTTGTTGCAACTTTCTTAACCACGGACTTACAAAAATATTGTCTTAATTGGAGATATTCGTCAATTAAATTATTTGCTCAAGCTCTCAATCAATTATTTGGACTTGATCATGGATTCGAATGGATACACTTACGTTTAATGGATTCTACGATGTTTGTGGGTGATCCTTATTCTCCGCCAGAATCAGCCCTCTATACTGATTTGGATGATGCTCCTAACGATGATATTTTCATAGTATCTGCAAGGGGAGGGATTGAAGGGCTGTGCCAAAAACTATGGACTATGATTTCAATTAGTATAATCCATTGCGTTGCAGAAAAGATTGGAGCTAGAGTTGCAGCGATGGTCCAGGGCGATAATCAAGTAATTGCAATCACTCGAGAACTGTATAGTGGAGACTCTGCTGAGTCATTACTGGATGAATTGGATCATTTAAGTGATCAATACTTTGCTGAATTCAAACGACACAACTATGGTATCGGCCATAACTTGAAACTCAAGGAGACAATTCGAAGTCATTCATTTTTTGTCTATTCAAAACGAGTATTCTGGGAAGGACGGATCCTCAGCCAGATACTCAAGAATGCTACGAAGCTCTGTTATATTGCAGATCATGTAGGTGAAAACTCTGTGTCATCCTGTAGCAACTTGTCTTCTACTATTGCCCGGTTAGTAGAAAATGGATACGAAAAAGACACTGCGTTTATACTTAACCAATCATACTTGATGAACCAACTGATGATAGACGAGCAATACACTCTCACCTGTGATTATAGTGAAGCAAGACGTCTTATAGGAACAGACAATTACAGAAATTTGTTTTATGCAACACTCATCCCTGGTCAAGTCGGAGGCTATAACTTTCTCAACATCAGTAGACTGTTTACAAGAAATATTGGTGATCCAGTGACAAGTGCCATCTCAGATATAAAATGGTATATTAAAAGTAACCTGTTGCCTCGTCGAGTACTTAAAAATCTGATACTACGTGAACCTGGCGATGGAGGGTGGGCTACTTTGTGTGCCGATCCTTATGCACTTAACATTCAATATACTCAATTGCCGACAACATACCTCAAGAAACATACACAGCGAACATTGCTTGCATCAGCGTCTAATCCTCTATTGTCCGGAGTGCAAATACCATCACAGCATATTGAAGAGGAATTACTTGCTCAATTCCTCCTTGATCGTGAGGCAGTAATGCCTAGAGTTGCGCACGTGATCATGGAATCTAGCATTTTGGGCCGAAGAAAACAGATCCAAGGATTGATTGACACCACCCCTACAATTATCAAAACCGCTCTAATGCATCATCCTGTTTCTCGACGGAAGACAGAAAAAATTGTTAATTACTCGATAGATTATCTAACTGCATGTCACGATTTCATTATAGCTCAAATTGAGTTCCCTACCTCAAAGGAGGAGATGTGGGAAAATAATTTCGTAGATGAGGATACCTGTAGTGTCATTATTGCCGAATTCTTGCGAGCTGTCAGCTGGAGAAATCTACTCAATGGCAGAATCATCCAGGGCGTGACATCACCTGATACCATCGAACTTATAACAGGATCTTTAATTGGAGAAAACTCTTATTGTCGCTTATGTGCATCAGGAGACAACAACTATACATGGATGTTCTTACCTGGCCCTACGAACATAACCAGCCCATATGTTAGCAGTTCGAAGATTAGAGTACCCTATTTAGGGTCTAAAACAGAGGAAAGGAGAACTGCTTCGATGGCTACTGTTAAGGGTATGTCCCATCACCTCAAGGCTGCGTTAAGAGGTGCATCAGTATATATTTGGGCTTTTGGTGACACGGAGCAAAACTGGGAGGATGCTCTTAAAATTGTGAGCACAAGATGTAACATCTCTATCAACCAATTAAAACTGCTGACTCCCACACCTAGCAGCTCCAACATTCAGCACAGGCTTGCAGACGGTATTAGTGTGCAAAAGTTTACTCCAGCAGGATTATCAAGAGTTTCTTCTTTTGTGCATATTTGCAATGATGCACAAAAACTAGAGAAGGACGATGGTCAAGTAGACTCCAATTTGATATATCAGCAGATTATGCTTACAGGACTCGCAGTATTTGAGACAATTCACCCAATGAATATAGAATGGGTTAGTTATAATCAGACACTGCATCTGCATACTGGCCTATCTTGTTGCACACGAGAAGTAGAAGGTAGTTTAGTTAACCCTCCTTCTCATGAGCTTGGGGAGATTACTATAACTCAGCAAAATAAGTTCCTATTTGATTCAGAACCCATCCCCGAGATAGAAAATATCAAGATTGCACTTAAGGAATTCAAAGTAATGGAGATAAATCTTGACGGCCTATCAGGATATGATTCAATTAAATTGTTGAGCAAGTGCACAGCAAGATTAATATGTGAGTGTATAAATGAAGAAGGGGTTAGTTCCTCAGTTAAAAATGATGCAGTGATTAGCTTCGACAATACAATCAATTGGATATCGGAGACTCTTATGTGTGACATTCATTACCTAGTGACATGTATTGGACAAGAGATATTGACTCAGCTGGCTTATCAAATATACTATCTCCGAATTCGAGGATTGAACAGCATTCTTGCATATATCGAAAGCACATTAGAGAGAATACCTGTGATTCAACTAGCAAATTTCGCTCTGACTATATCTCATCATGAAATTTGGAGGAGGCTGGAGCTGACTGGGCTCAGGTGTAATGCACGAGTTGCATACCTAGCCAATGTAGATTTTATAGGCGCAAGTCGTGATGTAATCCTATACGGGTGCAGACTCTACTTGCAAGGGCTGTTAATCCAAGAAGAACCATCCTACCTTTTCTTTGATGTATGTGACGGTGATCTTAATGCTAAAATGGAACAGTTTCTAGCAAGGCGTTTATGCATCATTGTCTCTCTTATAGGTACGACACTCAATTACCCTATCATAAGACAGGAGTCTCCCATTCAAAAATGTGTAACTCTGAGTGACTTCATTGAAACGATATCTGTATCTGATGCCAGGTGCGCAGCAACTGCTAGAGTGCTCCAAACTGTTGCATTGTCTCCTTCAATAGACACAGTCCCCACGAACTTATATTACACAACTCGCAGAGTCCTGTCAAATATTAGGAGCAGTGAGATCTCTAGAGCACAGATCACGTACCTTTACAACGAGGATATACCGACACACTATGATGAATTAGGGATAGATCCAGTGACCACAGATGATCCAATTATTCAGAGGGGTTTGTTCTTCAACGTAGAATTGACTGCAGACAAGTTATCAACTCATGTCTTGCCTTCAGTTTGTGGGCTATTGAATGACACATCTGTCCCGCTTAATATGGAGTATGATAAACCGGGCTTTTTGATAACACAACTTACAAAAAGCGTAGGTACATCTAGCACGAGCTGGTATAAATTTGCAGTATGGTATGCAACACGTATGAGACAATCTGTCATCCTTGGTGATAGCATGTATGTTGGAGAGGGAAGCGGCTGTGTGATGACTTTATTCGAGTACCTTGACCCGAGCAACAATATATTCTACAATTCGTTATTCAGTAGTGACATGAACCCACCCCAAAGAAATTATGGGTTGAGTCCATATCAATTTGAGAGATCAATAGTTTATAAGAATATTTTAGCAGGGGCTTCTTCAAAATATGGCTTTACACAAGAGTTCCACAAATTATGGAGAGAGATAGATGCAGAAACCAACATATCTGAACCAGCCTTTATGAATTATGCTCTAGAAGTAATAAAGCCACACAGTTGTAAGCGAATTGTCTGTGATGCTGAGTTTGATTCAGGGATGCCTGAAGAGCGCATAATTCAAGCATATACTCATATAATCCTGCTGTCATCATATGCATTGACAAAGCATGGACTGATTTTACTGAAGTTGCACTGTACATCAGAGAGGATTACACAATTTGTATTCTCGTCCCTCCTAATGATTTTCGGTCGAGTACAAATTCATCGGAATGGTTACATGAACTTGAACAACCAGGAAATTTTAGTATCTGCGACTCTTGGGGAAGTTATAAATTATGTTTCTATTCCCCCAATACTCACTCGCATAAAAGCACTGTTTGATTCAGGACTTACTATAATACATCCTGACAATTTAAGGAGAATTAGAACTCAAGAGGAGTCTCTCAGAATTAAGCTGCAGCAATTAGAAAGAAATGTATTGTCCAAAGCAGTCAAACTCCAACTATGCAAGACAGATATCTTATTACTTCATCTCGGTGGCTCACTTATTCAACCTGGCCAGATCAATATTCAGGAACTGCGAGAGAAGTCAGCCGGGGAATTGCAGAAGGAAATCATAGAACTAATAGACACAGCAATATCAGAGATAAATGTAATCAAAAACGAGGCAGTGGATTTAGATATAGCGTTGATGATGAGCCCTTATAATATTAACAAATCAAGGAAGATAGCTACTATAGCTAGAATATGCACGAGAAGAGTTATCCCTATTTGGTTGATAATGAGTATCCAACTAAACTCCAGCTCATTGGCATCTGTCTGTGCCGTCTTGGAGAGGGGAGTAATATCGTGGGAAACATGCATGACATCAAGGGAATATATATCCTGTTCAACAAGACCCAGATTTATCAAGAAAATTATTGGAGCTAGTACAGTGGAGCGATTATTCAAGACCTGTCTCTTATAG